ATTGCCGACCTGACGCCAAACCGCAAGACCGCTCGGTTGCGGGTGGGCGAGATTGGTGTGGCGTGTGGTGCCTCGTTGCGTATGTGGGCGAATTACCTACCGCAAAGCCAAATTGAAGGTTTTGACATACGACCTGATTGCGCCAACCTGTGTAAAGACCTGCCAAACGTCACGATTACGATTGCTGACGCTCGCACGTTAGATCGGCGTAATTACGATTTGTTTGTAGACGACGGTAGCCACATTGCCGAGGACATTGTGGACACGCTGGTGCATTGCCAGAACTGGGTGCGCTCGGGCGGCTATTACGTCATTGAGGACTTAAGCTGCACCTATAACGCGGATTACGCCGAGAAATTTAGGAAACACTTTGGCGGCAACTTACCGAACGACCGGCGGCACATTGCAAACTTGTTGGATGAAGCCACCAAGATGATAGATGCCAAAAACGGGGTATTTAGCGAAATGTATTACTACCCACAAATGTGGGTGCTAAAAGTCCGATGAGACACGCCGCCCGCCGTGACGCCAACGACGCCATCATCACCGAGGCCCTCCGCAAAGCCGGGTTTACGGTCGTGGATTACGGCAATGCAGGGCAAGGCATTCCCGACAAACTGGTGCTGCGCGACCTACCCGATGGCACCTCATGGATATGCTGGGTAGAAATCAAGATGCCCAAGGGCAAGTTGCGGGAGGCGCAGGAAGCCTTTAAGCGCGTGTTTGACGGCAGGGGCGAGTATTACGTTGCCCGTGACGCACAGGACGCCGTAAAAGACCTATACGAGCGGTACACCGAGGCTATACGCCCGGAGCATTCAAGATGAGGTTTTTGCGTTGACCCTTGTAGTGGGTAATCAGGGGACGACCACCAAATTCGGGCAGCCCCGCCCAAATCGCCTCGGGAAGCTCCACGACCGCGTGACGCTTGGCGTATTCGCGCAGCACTTCCTGATCGCCATACCAACGCCAGAATTTCTCGGGAAGGGCGTAATACAACTCGGTCAGGTCAGCCCACACCGATGCGTCACGGGTAATGGTGCAGCACCCTACCCACGGATAAAGCTCATCCAGCGTCTTGCCTGCGTACTCGGAAAAGTCCAAGCCACGCTGTTTGACGTTAAAGATGGCATCCCGGTTGTATGACCGCCGACACATCGCCACAGACCCCTCGCCTAACGCTCCCACAACGTCTATGGGGGCGTTTACGATCATGTCGGTGTCAAGGTATAGGGCAGGGCTATCTAGCCCCAAATCTGCCCACGCCCCTGTGCGACCAAGCATGAGGTACTGGCGGTCAATTTCGGTGATATGCGACCACGTAACACCGGGGACGGTAGGCGTCATGCCGTCGGTGACTTGGATCACCTCGGCACCGGGGTTGTGGGCATGAATACTGGCAACCATTTTGGTCGGCAGGGCGAGATCGTCGCCAACGTGGAAAAATACAAAGCGCATGGAAGGAATATATGCTGAACTTAAATCGTAAGCGACTGTCTAGGGCTATCTGGGATACGCTTTTTGACGGATTGGATGACTTGCCGTGGCAACGCCTTGACGACCTTGAGGCGCTAGACCCCGCTAAACAGACAGGTTCCACCAATAACGCCAGCCTAATTGCCCTGTGGGCAGTTAAACGCTACTTCAAGCCAAAGCGCGTGGTGGAAATTGGCACGTATATCGGCAAGTCCACGTTCGTGCTGGCTCGCGGCGACACCGAGGTGCATACGTGCGATATGACGCACAACTTCAAGCTGCCGATTTACGCGAACGTCACGCAGTACCACAGCAGCAGCACCGAAATGCTCGCTAAACTAGACGGGCAGATAGACCACCTACACATAGACGGTCGGTTACAACCTGACGATAAAACGCACCTTGAGCGGCTGTTCCACGCCGACACAATCATTACCCTTGATGACTTTGAGGGTATAGAGAAAGGCGTCTGGAACGCTATGCAGATAAACCTGTCAAATCGGATACTCGTTTACCCGCCAGAACGACAGTTGACAGAGCGTTTTGCGATGGGAGATGCTACGACTGCAATCATCCTGCCCAACTTGAGGCTAACGCCGCAATGAGCCATAAAGACGCCGCAGAATTCGTAGGTGTACTGCTCCATAGCAGCACAGCGGCTCATTATCTGCACCTCAACACCGCAAGCTACGCCGCTCACAAGGCACTCGGTCACTACTACGAAAACATCGTGGACTTGGCCGATAAGTACGCCGAGGCGTATCAGGGTCACTACGGCATCATCCCGCTAGATGACTACCCTGACGGGTTCAAGGTGCAGAAGGACGCAGCCATTTACGCTGACAGCTTGCTGACGTTTGTTAAGGGCATCCGAGGCGATTTGCCGAAAGACACCGATTTGCAGAACATCGTGGACGAGATCGTGGGCGAGATTGCCTCGTTGTCGTACAAGCTGGAGCGTTTTAAGTAAATGGCCGCTGACCGCAGCCGCCTTGCTGCTGCCCTCGCTTACGAGGAAGAACGCCGCCGCAGAATGATGGAATCGGTGCCGGGGTTAGTCACAGACCCCGCCCAGCCCGCCCCGAGGGCTGACTTTCGTACCAACCTAGAAAACCTCTCTATCGGGCTAGGCGAAGGGCTGACTAACCAGTTAGAGGGCGTTAAAAGCATCGTCACCGACCCCGTAGGCACCGCTAGAGGCGTCTACGAGGCGGGTAAAGCCGTTATCCGCGACCCTTCGGTGATTGCTGACGCATTGCGCTACACCGCCGAGAAAGCCACTAGCGGCCCGTTAGGCGCAGGCGAGGTCATTGGCGAAATGCTTGGCCCACGTAAGGGCGGCCCGGTGATGCAGGAGTTAGACGTATACCACGGTACCCCGCACAAGTTCCCCGCAACCGAGGCCAACCCGCTCGGTGAGTTTGATGCCAGCAAGATAGGAACGGGTGAAGGGGCGCAGGCTTACGGGCATGGGATTTACTTTGCGGAAAACCCAAAAGTGGCATCGTCGTATCGTGAAACGCGATGGCAAGACGACGAACTGGTAAAAAAACTAAAAACTCCAAATTTGACAAAAGACGAATACAACACGCTCGGAGAGTTGACCAGAAAAAGCCGCAGCGGCGTGGAACAACTGTCAAAAGCCGAAGAAAAAACCCTTGCGAAATTGCAAGGGCAGCAAATCCGACAAGTAAAAGAACTTGTTGCTTTACGAAAAACAGTCGGCACGACGTACAAAGCCGATTTGCCAGACGAAATGATTGGCAACATGATTGATTACGACAAGCCGTTAGGTAAGCAATCCAAGGCAATACAAGAAACCGTTAAACAATTTGGAGATTTTGAGCCGTCCGATTCTGGCAAATTTGTAATGGAATCAATCGCTAGTGGATTACGAATAGCGGATGGCAGCCCAACGGGAAGAAGGCTAGAGTTCCCGTATTCAACGCCAGAAAGTATCGCAAGAGAACGAGCATACCCCGCGCAGATAGCGGAAAAGTTAAGGGCGGCAGGCATCCCGGGTGTTGTATATAGGGACGCAGGGAGCCGAGGCAAAAGCGGCAGCGGCACCCGCAACTTTGTCGTATTCCCCGGCGAGGAAAAGAAAGTACGCATATTGGAGCGGGACGGTCAGAAAGCGCCGCCGCAGAAGATCGCGCAGGCGTTAGAAACCACAACGCAAAAAATTACAGAAGCAGAATTTGAAACATTGGCAAAGACGGGAAAAATTCATACCGCAAAAAGCCCGACCCAAGAACTAGAATCGCTGCGAAAAGGTCAATCACAAGTTGCTGAAATACAAGCAGATGCTGATACGGTGGAAGGCGATGAATTACTGGAAAGCCTAAAACAGGAAGGGTATGCAATAGAGCAAAGCCCACAAGCATTTGACTCTTGGATTGTGGGTAAAGACAAAGAAGCCATCGCCAGATTGAAGAACGCAAATTCGCCAATAGAGTTTGGGCGGGCGTATGGGTATTCCGATGCAGACATCGCGCAGTTTTACATAAGGCGGCGAGGTGGCAATAAAGGAATAGCATATCGTGAGTACTTGTCAGATTTGGGGCGCAAATAGCCCACTCTTTAACTATTGTTTCATTTGTGCATAAATAAGCCATGCCAAGACCTAAAGGATCGCCCAACAAGGCAACCGCAGAGGCCAGAGAGGCAATAGCCCGTCTAGTAGACGGCAATGCTCATCGTCTTAACATCTGGCTTGACGAAATCTACGAGACAAAAGGCGCAGAAGCCGCATGGCGCTGCATGATGGATGTCATTGAATACCATGTGCCGAAGCTCGCCCGACACGAACACACGGGCAACAACGGCGACAAGATCAAGGTAGAAGTGACATGGATGGCTCCCGAGTAGTTATCCCCTATCGCCCCCGAAAGGCGTTCATGCCTTTCCACAACCGAACGCAACGGTGGGCTTGCCTCGTCGCGCATCGTCGCGCAGGTAAAACAGTCGCCGCCGTTAACGACATCATCCGAGCCGCCATCACCTATCAAGGGGATCGGGGGCTGTTCGCCTACATCGCCCCTTACCGCTCCCAAAGTAAGGCCGTTGCGTGGCAATATTTTTTGGAGTTCGCAGAGCCAATCATCCAGAGCAAGAACGAGCAGGAATTGCTGATTACCCTGATGAACGGCAGCCAGATACGTCTTTACGGTGCCGACAACGCTGACGCAATGCGCGGCTTGGGCTTCTCGGGCGTGTACATGGACGAATACGGTGACTTTAAGCCAAGCGTATTTGGGAACGTCATACGCCCTGCCCTGTCAGACAAGCAGGGGTGGGCGGTGTTTGGCGGTACGCCCAAAGGTAAGAACCAGTTTTGGGAGATTTACGAAACCGCCACTCGTATCCCTAGCGAGTGGTTCCTGTTGCGCTTACCCGCCACATCCAGCGGGATTCTCCCGGCGACAGAGCTAGCCGCCGCTAGAGCGCAGTTGGCCGAGGATCAGTACCTACAGGAGTACGAGTGCAGCTTTGAGGCTGCGATCCTCGGTGCTTTTTTTGGCAAGGAAATGCGAGAGGCAGAGCAGCAGGGTCGCATCTGCCAAGTGCCTTACGACCCCAATTATCCCGTGTATACCGCGTGGGACTTGGGTTATCGGGACGACACCGCGATTTGGTTCTATCAGTTAGGGCGCGGGGAACTGCGCGTCATAGACTTTCACGCTGTCTCTGGCGCTGACATTTACGACATTGCCGAAACGGTGACGCAGAAGCCTTACCGCTACGCCAAACACTACTTGCCGCACGACGCCAGAGCCAAGAGCTTGCAGACGGGCAAGAGCATTATTGAGCAGCTGGCTACGCACCTTGATGTCGCCAAACTCGCTGTCGTTCCCGACATTGG